CCGGTGCGGCGTCTGCGGGGAAAGGCGGCGCATCTGGGTGGAGACGGAAAGCCCGAGTGCCACCGCTGCTCTTCGGCTGAAATGGGGCTGGACCGAGGAAGAAATTGAAGCGGCAGGCAGCCAATAGGGAATAGCGTGCCGTTTCAAAAAGTGCGGCGCCGAAGACGTCAGGCGCCGCAAACACAGAGTAGGTAGCCTACCTACAACGCGGAGCCCCGCCGCACGGGTTCCTCTGGTACTCGAAAAATATCAACGCCCGAAAAAGGGTGCGGCGCGATTGGGACGCGCCGCAGGTGCTCGAAGGGAAAGCCGCAGTACAGCCCCAACGCGCAAAGTAAAGATCGGTTCAGCTCTGGCCAGAAATTTGTTTCGACCGCCTCGCAGCCCAAGAGGCGTCTCTGAGGGGATAATAAGGACCACCTTCCTCGTGACCCGAGCTAAACGCCGCCGCGTTGCGGGGGACGCAGAGGCAGTATGCGCGCCTCCTGCCGAATCACAGCGCTTTCCTCGACGACGTCATAGGCGTGGCCGTCTGCGCTGAACCGGAGCGCCGCAGAAACCGCCTTCGGCTTGGAGCTGAAGCGGGCCAGCACGAGATCAGTGCCGCGCTGCACAACGCGCCAACATCTGATTTTGTCGGCTTGCCTCATGGTGGAACTCCTTTCAAGGGCAAACCCCCTCGACGACTACGGGTTTCACTCTTCCAGGAGCGCTCAGTTCACAGCAAAAGCCACACTGATGGTTCGCTTTAATTGCCCCGATTTAACCGCTTCCTCAGACCCGCACGCAACGATCAGCGGAGTTCTTCTCTGAGCGTGAGAGGAGGTTCCAATGCCACCAGATGTTCTGGATGCGTCAGCCCTCGAAATAGCAGCCGGCGCTTTGGATTCGGCGGTCGAGCAGTGCGGCGTCTCTCGCAGTGCCACCGATGAACTCCGGCTCGCTACCGCCCGGCACATCATCGGGCTTATGCAATCGGGCGAGCGGGACCACGTGCGGCTCGAGCGCTCGGCAGTCGCATACATTGAGAACCGCTTCCGCTAGTCCGGCCTCGGCGAGAGCAACCAACCGAAGTTGCGCGGGACGCTATGTAGGGAAAATAACGGTGGTTCTGCAGCCCGACGGCCGCCCCGAGTCCCAGTCAGCACGTCCGCCGAGCTGGGCGGCGAAAGTAATGACGAGCCGTGAACCGAGTCCCGGAACGGCGTGCAATGGATAGCCCCGTCCGTTGTCCTCGACCGTGAGCACCAGATCGCTTCCATTGCGGTCCAGATCGACCAGGACCCGGCCGTCACTGAAGTTTCCCGGAAAAGCGTACTTGACCGCGTTCGTCACGAGCTCGTTGACGATCAAGCCGATGGAGAGTGCTTTATCCGGCGGCAGTTCCACCGGTACAGCTCGCGCCTCTAGTAGAATGGCCTGCGGACCCAGAAGCGCACCCTTCAACGCCTCGCATAGCTTCGGAACATACTCCGCCATGTCGACCAACCCCTCGTGGCGGGAAAGCTGCAGGTAATTGTGCACGGTTGCGATCACATTTACCCGCCGGGCAACGTCGTCTAGGGCGCGCTGGACCTCGGGCGAAGATCGCCGGCCCTGGAGGCTCAAAATCGAGGACACCATCGCGAACTTGTTCTTCACACGATGGCTCATTTCCGCAAGAAGAAGCGCGGAAGATTGCTGCGCGGCCTGCGCCTTTTCCAGCGCGCGATGGAGGCCCTCAGCGATGAATACAAGGCACGCGGCGACAATGGCAAAGAGTAGCAGCGCGATGACATGCGCACCCGGCTTCACATCCCAAGGCAAAAGAGTGGCGACCAGCGTCGCGCTCAAGAGGACTGCAAAAAAGCCGGTCCCGCGGTCGAACAACAGGGCAGAGGCGACCACCGGCAGAATGAAGAACAAAAATCCGTACGGCCCGGTGTAGTCACCGAGGACGAGCCGAATGCCGTACGCCACGAGCACAAGAGCGGCCGTTGCACCGTAGCGCACCGCTAGAGGTTGAGGGCCGGGAAGATAGCGGAGGAGAGCTTCCATTGTTGCCCGATCGTTTGTGCTTACGAAAAATGATCGCGGATTACTTCGAAGTGCAGCATACAAGGACGTTACCGCGAGCAACAGAATCTCCGGGTGCAGAAGGTTTTATGATGGCTGGAGGGTAAAAGGTGTCGATCGGACGATCAGGGAGCCAGCGCTGTGCACCGGCGCCTCCCGATCAAAGCGTGGCCGACAGCAGCTCTTCAGCGGCCGAAAACCACCCAAAGAAGGGTCCCTAAAAGAACGATGACAACCCAGCCGAGCCAGTCATAGGGCCGGCGCGGCGGGTCTCCGTAGTCTGGTGATTTTTCGTAGCCGGATGGCAACTAATTGCCTTCGGGAGCAGGTGTCGGTGTAGGCGGTGGCGTTGGAGCTTTCTGAGCGTCGCGGTCGGCCTTGTCCTGCTTATCTAAATCGTCGAGTTGTTCCTGCGCGTTGTCGTTTATTGTGTCTCGTCCCATGGCCGTCTCCAAAATAAATTATCAAGTAATCTGGGCGCCGAGCGTCACTCGGATAATAGCGCAGTGATGTACGCTCGAGCAAAAGAAACCCCGGCGCTGGGGGCACCAGCACCGGGGCATTCGTAAGCAATCCTTACGCGTGCGGACTATGCGGTTTCGAGGGCCTTGCAGCGTCCGCGAACCGTCCGCGCTGGGATGATGCCGTCCGCCTCCCACTCGCGGATCCACTCCGACATCGTCGATTTGGCGACGCCGTACCGTTCGCGCAGCTCATCCTGGCTGCCGAACCGTTCGCCAAGGGCAAGACGCGTCACCAGATCGGCGGCGGCCTCGTCCTTCGTGTAGCCGCCACGGCCGGGGCGGTTCGGGCGCTTGCCTTGCCCGCCTCCGGCAGGACGGGGCGAACCGTTCGGCTGGCGAACCGTAGCTCCGCCCTCGTTATCCGAACCGTTCGGCGCCAGGATCGGTGTGGCGAACCGTTCGCGCAGGGCGGTGAGTTCGGCATCCGAAACGTTCGCGAGGGTTGTCGGCGCCGGCAGAGCAATATCGAATTTCTTGATATTGCTCGAACGGTTCATGTGACGCTTCGGGCTGAACGCGAACCCGAAGCTGACGATGGTGCCGAACTCGAGGAACAGGGTGGTGAAGAAGGGAGCCAGCAGGATGGCCAGGGCCCGCACCTGATCCTTGTCGTAACCGAGCGCCGCCGCAACGCTGGCGAACTGTTCGGCCTCCGCCGACACCGGCTTGGCCGGTTCGAGAACCTGCAGGCGGGCTTCGAGGCCCTTCAACGAGTTCTCGTAGAAGGCCGCCGTCGCCTTCTTCGCCTTGCACTTCGACCCGTCTCCGCTGGCACACTCGGCATCGCGGGCTTCGCGCTTCGCCTTGACGGCTTCGCGCTCGGCGGAGATCTGCGCTTCCAGATTGAGGCGCTGGGCCACGAGCTGGTCGTGTTCGACGCCAGAGACGATTGTCTTCTCCGCCTGGCGGCCGACGCTGGAATAAACCACGAGGCCGGTGCCGGCGAGGAAGAGCGCGGTGAAGCCGAGGACCGACATCCAGTGCCGTTGGCGCCGGGCCATATCGGCGAGGTGGCCGACCATCAGCGTGCCGGAGACGGTGACGAGGGTGAGCCAGTGCTTGAGCGTAATTTCCGCTCCGTGCATGAGGACGTCCTCGAAGAGGATCGCCAGTGTGCCAGAGGCGAGAACGGCGCCCGCCGCAATTGCAAGGCCGCGGCCGGCCGTGGTATTGGTTGTCATGGTGATGTTCCTTCGCAAGGGTTCTGATCCATTCGAGCCCGGAGGCGTTCCAGCGCCTTCCGGGCTTTTGCGTTTCTGATGGGCCTCATCAGCGAGGGCAGTTCCATCGCGCGCGCAGCGCGACACCCTCGGACCATCGCCGACCGCCGAAGTGGCCAGCTAGGTTTCGGCCTCAACCTTCATCCTTCCAGTCCATCCATGCCATCAGCGCCAGAGCCGGCGCGTTGAGGGCGTTGAGCGCGAGCATGATGCGCACGCCCGTTCCCATGTCGGACGTGAACACTGCCGGAAGAAACAGAACCGAGATGGCGGCGAAGACCGTGAAGGCGATTGCGAGAAAGAAGTTCATCTGAATGCTCCATGTGCGTGGCTGACTTCATTAATATAGCATACAAACGGCTACAAAAAATAGCGAGCCGGTCTCAGCAAGGGGAAATCGTTCCCTTTCCATCACATTTTTGTGATTTTCCGTAGCCTAATGGGATACATACAACTACAGCATGCCAAAGGCCGAGAAACGAGGGCGTGGACGCCCATCCATCGGAAACAGAGCCTTGGGGAACCCCAAGACGATCCGTTTCGGTGCGCAGCTCGAGGCGGCGATCAACGAGCAGATCGAGGCTAGGCTTGATCGGCCCGACTTCGGCGGCATGGTGAGAGAGCTGGTTGCCGAGGCGATCGAGGCGCGGAAGAATAAGCGCTGATCGATACGCACCACGCGGGCTTGGAGGGGATCGTGTGGCGCTGGGCCAAGCGCTTGCTGTTGGGGGCGGTGGGGCTGCGCGCAGCCCTCATCGCGCTTGGCGTCGCCCTGGACCCCCCGGAAGACGCCCCGTCCAAGATCGACGCCCGCTTCCACGCTCGCATCATTGAGCGCCTGAACGCCCTCGACGATGCGGCAGAGCCCGACGACATGAATGTCCCCGGTTACAAGTTCCATGGGCTGCGTGGCGTCCCCAAGCGTTACACGGTGCACGTCAACGGCCCGTGGTGCATCACCTTCGCCTTTGCCGATGGAGACGCGTATGATGTCGATTTCGAGCAGTACCATTAGGATTGGAGACATGGCCTCTTACCCCGCCAAGCGCGCCCCGAACCGCCCGCCGACGCACCCCGGCGCGCTTATCCGCGAGACGGTTCTGCCGGCCCTCGGTCGCTCCAAGGTCGAGATCGCGGCGCTCGCCGGTATCTCGCGCCAGCACCTGAATGATATTCTGAATGAGAAGAAGCCGGTTTCGCCCGCTGTGGCCGTGCGCTTCGGGAAGCTGTTCGGCAATGGCCCGCGCCTCTGGCTGCGCCTGCAGGCGACGTACGATGCGTGGCACGCCGCCCGCGAGGTCGACGTCAGCAAGATCCCGACGCTCGAAACGGCAGAGTGACGGGCAGAAGGAGGTAGTGATGGCGGGGCACCACCCGGATGATTTCCAAAGTCGATGCGATGCGCTCAAGGCGCGGCTGCTGCCGATGCTCGACGCGGAACAGGATACGGACGTCGTCCTCGCCGTGCTGCTCGATTGCCTCGTGCTCGGCGTCGTGAAGGGCGGCAATGGCGATGCCGATACGTGCGATGAGCTCGTCGACGAAATGTGCGATCACCTTGCCGGTGAGGTCAGCGCAATGATCACCGGGTTGGGCGAGCTCGGGCGCCATTGAAGCGCGGCCCGCCATGAACTGACGGCGGAGGGGCAACCGTGTTGAGTGCAGGCCAGAAAACGGCGTTGATCGCGTTGGCAATCAGCTTCGCCGCGGTCGCGTGGCTAGGCCGCTATGACATACAAACGGTCGGCGGCAGCTTGCAGGCGGTAGCTCGACTTGATCGCTGGACCGGCGAAGTGACCATCTGCAGTATCTATGGCTGTCGCGTTCAAAAAAATGCCGAGTAAAACCGCCGCGTCGCGAGAAAGGAGGGAAGATGGCTGAAGAGAAGATGATGGCCCGACCTGCCGCAGTGATCGGCATGGATATGGGCGACGTGACCGAGATGGGTGTGGAGTGGGACTCGCCGGCGGCCGAGGCGATGTGGCTGCGCCTTGGCGATCAGATCAATCGTTACACCGAAAAGGTGATGGCCGGTGCATGCGCGGGGGACTACGCCGCCCGTGAACGCCGCGCTCGTGAGGAGACCGCCGAGATGCAGCGGCAGGCCGACGTTATCTACAACAAGCACACGCGACAGTACGCGAAGGTGCGGGACAACCCTGGGGGTGCAGATGGGGCGTGACGTTCCCGTCGATGCGATCTGCGTCCCGTGCACCTTCTGCGGCGGGCATGGGATCATGCGCGAGGAACTGCGCTACGGAACGCGCTCGGCGGATGAGGATGTGTTTACTGGGCGTATCGCCATTGTCGGCGAAACGTGCCCCGTATGCTTCGGGCGTGGCCTTACGGACATTGCGGGCGGCGCCAAGCTGAGCAGCTAGGAGGCGAGGATAGGGTCGATACAGACGCTGGAATTCGAGCACGAAGGCCGCAGGCTGGAAGCTCGCGCCTACGCGAACGGAAGCTGGGAAATATCCATGCGGCTAATGAAGCGAGACGATTTCCTGAAGCTGCCAGGAGGACTATCCTGACTGATGCGCCAGCGCTACGCCCTGAGTATTTGAAAAAACAGGTTTACACTTAGGCCCGAATCGCGCGAATCAATGGATAGTCTCAGACGAGACGTGCGCCCGCAGGTGAAAACCCGCGGGCTTTTTCGTTTCTGGCGTAGGACGGGTGAAGCAGCCAAGCGCGGCGACGACCACCGAACGTCCCCGGAAACGTCTTTGATCGCAGCAGCGCTGGGCGCAGATGGCGCCGGTCGTGAGGCCGGCGCTACGTCTGCCTCGTGTAGACGGGCGGACTTCATCTGCGCCTTGCCATGCTGTGATCTCAAGCGCCCCACCGGCGCTGCCACGAAATCAAGCGCTGGGGTGCATTCCCCGGTGGTCGGTGCGGAGATACAAGGGGCGGCTGAGCCGCTTCTGACCGATCTAGAGAAACGCCCCCTAGCCGAATACCCAGAGCGAGCGACGAACCCGCACCGGCTGCCGCGTCAGGCTTACGTTGGGCAGCCGGTGGGCGGGAGATGGGCGGACATGACCATGCACGTCGAAGACGCCGTCGTTCTCGTTATCGTAATGCTGAACGTCAGCGCCTTCGCTGCGTTCATCGTGGCCGCGCTGCTCGTGCAGTGAAACAGCAGCAGATCACGTACATCGTCGAAATCGTCGCCGAGCTGGAGCGGATTGCCCTTAAGGCAGGATGCCAACGGCTCGCCACGATACTGCGCTTTGCGCACGCCGAGGCTCGGCGCCAGCGCGACGGCGCGAAAGATCATCCCCCGGCCTGATCCAGGCAGGCAACAACACCGAACATCCGTTTCGCACAGTGGCCATACGCCAGCGAAGACGGCCGGAGATGATTACGATGTACCATGCCAGCATCTGTGGCGGCGGCCTTGGCACCTAGGCTCAAGGCTCTGCCCGCGCGCGTGGCCACGATGGCGCCGCGGCTCGGCTACGCCAAGGACGATGCGGCGGCGACCAGTCGCTATCGGTGGAACAATCAGCCGTCGAAGGCTTGGTACAATTCGGCATGGTGGCAGAAGACGCGCCAGCGCATCCTGGCGCGCGATCTCTACACTTGCCAGAGCTGCAGTGTGCTGGTTGCGGGCAAGGGCGAAGCGCACATCGACCACGTTGTTCCTCACAACGATGATCGGTCGCTGTTCTTTTGTGAAGATAGCGAGCTGCAGACGCTCTGCCAGCACTGCCACAACAGCAAGAAGCAGTCCGAGGAGCGTCGCTCCGCCGGCGGCCGGTGACGCATCGGTGCCGGGGGGGGGGTACGCAAAAAATTGCGAGAGGTTCCGGCTGAAGACCGGCGCCCCCCTCACGCAGAGATTTTTTCCGTTTTGGAGGTTCGCAGGTGCGAACCTGACGCGAACCGATGGCCAAAAAAGACAAGCCGATCGACTGGGTCGGCATCGAAAGCGACTACATCGCCGGCCGCATGAGCGTGCGAGAAATCGCCCGTTGGCATGGGGTTTCTGAGGCGGCGATCCGCAAGAAGGCCAAGAAGGCGGAGTGGAAGCGGAAGGCCATTCCAGGCCACATCGAGCGTGAACCGATAACGGTGCGCACCACCGCGCCGGCAACGGCGCCACAAGACCTTGCCGATCGGGGCCGCGCTCTGGCCGGGCGGATGATGGACGAGCTTGACGCCGTCACGTCGCTGCACGGTGAGCTTGAGGATATGATCTGCACGGAAGAGAGTGACCCTCGGCGGCGCCAAGCGTTGCTGAAGGCGCTTTCTCTGGGTGAGCGGGCGAAAACACTCAAGGACATCAGCCTGACGCTGAAGACGCTGAACGAGGCGGCGCCGGAAGGCAAGAAAGCACAACGTCAGGCGAATGCGGAGAACCTGGCGGCGCACGGTGGCCGGTTCGCGCCGCGCCCGGGACCAAGGGCCACGGTTAATTGATGCCGCGCTGGTCCACGTCCTGCCCAGACTGGGGAAGACGGATTGTCGAGCGGCGGAGTTTGATTCCTTTCTCGCCGCTGTTTCCTGACGAAGCCGAGTACGCGCTCAGCGTCTTCAAATCGCTGCGGGTGGTTGACCTCCCGGGCAAGCCCACATTCGGCGAATGCTGCGACCAGTGGGTGTTCGACTTCGTCGCTGCCATCTTCGGCGCCCACTCGCCGGAGGACGGCACGCAGTTGATCAGCGAGTTCTTCCTGCTGATCTCGAAGAAGAATGCCAAGAGCACGATTGCCGCTGGCATCATGCTGACGGCGCTCATCATGAACTGGCGCCATAACGAGGAACTGCTGATCCTCGCGCCGACGATCGAGGTGGCGCAAAACAGCTACAAGCCGGCCGCATCGATGGTGCGCGCCGACCCGGAACTCGACGATCTCCTGCACGTCCAAGACCACCTACGGACGATCACGCATCGCGTCACGAAAGCCGCGCTGAAGGTCGTTGCTGCTGACACGGAGACGGTGTCGGGAAAGAAATCCGGACGCATCCTCGTCGACGAGCTGTGGGTGTTTGGTAAGCGCAAGCACGCAGATGCGATGTTGCGAGAGGCGACCGGTGGCCTCGTTTCGCGGCCGGAGGGTTTCGTCATCTACCTTTCGACGCAGAGCGATGAGCCGCCGGCCGGCGTGTTCAAGGCGAAGCTCGACTATGCGAGAGACGTTCGTGACGGCAAGGTAGAGGATAATAGGTTTCTGCCCGTCCTCTACGAGTTCCCCCCGGCGCTGCTGAAGGCGCAGGCCTATCTGAAGCCGGAGAACCTCTACGTCACCAATCCGAACCTCAGTCGCTCGGTGCGGCAGGATTGGCTCGAGTCCGAACTCCGCAAGGAGATAGCCAAGGGGCCGGAGACGCGGAACGTCTTCCTCGCCAAGCACCTCAACGTCGAGATCGGCCAGAACCTGCGTGCCAACCGCTGGCCGGGGGCGGAATTCTGGTCGCGCCGTGTGTATGAGGGACTAACCCTCGATCTGCTGCTGTCGCTCAGCGAGGTTGTCGTTGTCGGCATCGATGGTGGCGGCCTGGATGACCTTTACGGCTTCTCGGTCATTGGGCGGCACCGGGAAACCAAAGAGTGGCTGGTGTGGTGCCACGCCTGGTGCCACGCTGGCGTGCTCGATCGGCGGCAATCGATCGCGACGCAACTTCGCGACTTCGCCCAGGCCGGCGATCTCACCATCGTCAGCGATGAGCTTGATGACATCGAACAGATTGTCGAGATCATCGACGACATAAATCAACGCGGGCTGCTGGCGGCAGTGGCTGTCGACCCGGCGGGCCTGGGCGAGATGATCGATGCCCTGTCTGGCATCGGCGTCACGCCGGAGGCAGAAAACCTCATCGGCGCCCCGCAGGGCTACGCGATGATGAACGCCATCAAGACCGCGGAGCGCAAGCTGGCAAACGGCACGATGCGGCACGACGGCTCGGCCATGATGGCGTGGTGCGTCGGCAACCTGAAGATCGAGCCGACCGCAACCGCCATTCGAGCCAGCAAGCAGTCCGCCGGCGACGCCAAGATCGATCCGGTGATGGCGATGTTCGACGCCGTCACCGTAATGGCACGCAACCCGGAACCGAAGCGCAAGGCAACGTTCCAGATGATGATCTACGGCTAACCGCCGCCCAACCAACCCGACAACGCATCGCAATGGAGGTCCGTCATGGAAATGACGCGACGCGCTTACTCGCTGCTCGATATCAAGGCGGTGAACGAGGACAGGCGCATCATCCGCGGTGTCGCCACCACGCCGGCCGTGGACCGCGTCGGCGACATCGTCGAGCCGCAAGGCGTCAAGTTCAAGAACCCGCTGCCGTTCCTCTGGCAGCATCGGCACGACAAACCGATCGGCACGGTGAAGTTCGACAAACCGACGAAGGATGGCATCACCTTCGAGGCCGAAATCCCCATCGTCCACGAGCTGGGCACGCTTAAGGATCGCGTCGATGAAGCGTGGCAGTCCATCCGCATCGGTCTCGTACGCGCCGTCAGCATCGGGTTCCGGGTTATCGAATACGCGTTCATGGACGAGACGCACGGCATCCGGTTCATCGAGACTGAGGTGTTCGAACTCTCCGCCGTCACGATTCCGGCCAACGCAGAGGCGGTCATCACGTCGAAGAACTTCGACGCCAAGGCGGTCGCTCTCATCAAATCATTCGACGTCGGGGCGTCTGCCGCTGCTGACGGCAACCCAATCCAGCCGCCCAATGCGCCTGCCGCGATCGGCAAGAAGGCGCGTGTGGTCCGGCTCGATGCCCCCGCCCGCGATCGGGCAGAACCTTTCATCATTCGCTCGATCAAGAGGACAGGATCATGAGCAAATACGCAGAGCAGATTGCTGCTTTCGAGAAGAAGCGCGCGGCGCTGATCGCCGCCAACGAAGCGATCATGGCTAAGGCGCACGACGACGGCACCACTCTAGACGACGAGCAGAAGGAGGCCTTCGACGGCAACGAG